TCCTGACGGAGGAGGAGTTCCGTGGTTTCGTCAAGGGCAACGTCCTGAAGTACCGTCTCAGGGCTGGTAAGAAGACCGAAGACCCGACCGAGGACATACGCAAGGCGGAGACGTACGAGTCGTTGCTGTGACGAGCGGGCAGGCGTGAAAAACCTGCCCATTTTCTTGCGTAAACCATTTACATATGTGAACACATGTGCTATGATGATTACATCAGATAAGGAAGAACAAACGAAAGGCAGGAAGACATGGCAACGTTCTACGGACCGGTGAAGGGCAACGGCAAGACGAACGCTACGCGCCAAGGCTCGGAGGCGTCTGGAATCGCGGCGTCGGTGCAGAGCTACGACGGCTCGCTGACAATCGATCGGATGGGGCGATGACTACGAGAAGGCGTTCGCACGAAAGCCGCTGTTCTACGAGACCTTGGGAGGCAAGTCATGATTGACGTAGACGACTACACGCAGACAGTCGGGCACGTCATGTACGAGGAGCGCCGCTACAGGTACCCGCTTGAACCGGATGCGGTCAGGGAGCTGTGGAACGTATGGAGGTCGATGAACCGAGAGGCGATGAGGTACATCGAGAACCAGGCACGAGTCATCGACTGGCAGGGCAAGCGCGTCTCTGCGAAGTACCTAGTGGAGAAGCTGCGGTACGAGAGCGGAATCAAGCTCAACGCCGTCACGTTCACCGACACCGACGGGAAAGATCACACATACGGGGCGAACAACACGCTCACGCACTTCATAGGGGTCTGGCTGAAGGAGCGAAATCCTAGGCTCGACATAGAGGTCAAGAGCAGCAGGTTCGACGAGGAGGAAAAAGAATGAAAAGCGATTTGGATATTAAAGCCAGTAACGCGATTAAAGATGCAGCGGATTGCGTCCACGCGGTTGCATGGATGTACGGCGACGCAACTGAAATGGCAGAGCGCGTTCTCGGCGTGGAGATGCAGTACATCCGCGACTATGCGACCGATGTCTTAGCGCACGAGCCAAGCGCATTCGACGATGAGACTAAGTCTCTGATTGACATATGCAACCGTGTAGAAAGCCTGCGCGTCGAAATGAGCAGCTACTACTTCGATTACGAAGACCAAGAAGAGTGCAAGCGCGTGGACGTTATGGTAGATGGCCTGCGCAAGGCAGTAGATGCGTTCAAGGCCACAAGTCACGGCGGTGAATCGGTGCGTTCCGACAGCGCGGAGACGGCAAGAAGATGGTTCGATTGGGGAGAGGATGGAATAAGAAAGGCGCTGTGCGAGTATCTGCGCGGCGATGATGTGCAGAAGATGCTAGCCGACAAGATGATTGGAGCAATCAAGCGAGAGCTGGGATACGAGCCGGTGGAGGAGAACTCATGAGTCAGCAGAAAGACGACTTTGTCTTGTGCGACAAGGCGATGCAGGCTGTTTATGATTTTGTGGTCGATTACAAAGAAGGGGTGGCGGATTAAATGCTAGGACGCAAGCTGAAGGTGAAGGTTCTCGACGGAGGGGTTCCGGCATACGCGCCCGACGAGACCGCTGAGTGGTACGTCAACCCGATTTACATCACCCACACCAGCCCCGACAGCTTCGAGCGCATCGCGGATGAGCTTGAGGAGTGGAGCGAGGACAACCGCGTCAACGGGGACAGCGAGATTTTCGACCGGGCAGCTGACTTCTCCGAGCGTATCCGCAAGCTGGCAGCAAAGGACGAACGATGAGGTACATCAGCGTGTTCAGCGGCATAGAGGCCGCAAGCGTGGCGTTCCAGCCGCTCGGAATGGAGCCGGTAGCGTTCGCCGAAGTCGACAAGCACGCAAGCGCCGTGCTCGCCGCTCACTATCCAGACGTCCCCAACCTCGGAGACGTTACGAAAATCGATTGGAAGAAGTATCGCGGGAAAGCCGATTTGGTGGTAGGCGGAAGCCCATGCCAGTCGTTCTCGATCGCGGGCAAGAGAGAGGGGCTTGAAGGTGAGTCAGGACTCATGTACGAGTTCATTCGATGCGTTCGCGAGGTGCGTCCTCGATGGTTCATTTGGGAGAACGTCCCGGGAGCGCTCTCAAGCGAGCATGGGGCGGCGTTCGGACAGCTCCTGCACGAAATGGCTGACGGGGGGGTTACGGATGCGCATGGCGCGTGCTTGATGCTCAGTTCTTCGGAGTGGCCCAGCGACGCAGGCGTCTCTTTCTTGTCGGACGTGCTGGAAACGGATACAGGGAAGCTTGCCAAGTACTATTTGAGCCCGACTGCGTGCCAGGGAATTCTGCGTCGAGCAGGGCAAAGAGGGCGGAGCTTGCCGCCAGAGCTGGAAATGGCGCTCAGGGCGCAGGCTTCGGGGACGCAGCGGTGAAGGCCGGAAGCATCGGGTACGAACCCGAGCAGCACCCGACGCTGAGGGCGGGGTCGAACCTCGCGAGCACGGGGGCCGTCATAGCGCTGCAGTCGGACGGCTCAAGCTCCAACGGTGCGCAGCACGGCTCGGGCTGGAACGCGGACGGAAGCGCCTACACGGTCAACACCAGGGACAGGCAGAGCGTCTGCATTGCGGCCAACCAGCGCGGCGAGGTAAGGCTCGACGGCACCGACAGGCAGACCGTAGGCGCGATACCGGCCACGAGGAGCGGCAAGCAGTCCCAGGGCGTGCTCACCCCATGGGACGTGCAGAGCAAGCGCGTGTACTCGCAGGACGCGTGCAGGCCGACGCTGCCCAGTGACTACAAGGGCGTCGGGAACGAGTATGTGTCCGAGGGCAAGGTCGTCGCGAATGCCCAGGCGGGCGGGGCAGGGCCGCGCTACGTGGTGCGCAGGCTCACGTCGGTCGAGTGCGAGCGGCTGCAAGGGTTCCCGGACGGGTGGACGGACGTGCCCGACTTCGACGGCAAGCCGATGAGCGACGCCCAGAGATACAAGCAGCTCGGAAACTCTATGGCCGTTCCAGTCATGAGATGGATAGGCAAAAGGATCCTCATGGTCGACGAGGAGGAGGGCAGCAATGACGCCGACTAGCGACGAGCGCCGCGATGTGGCGCGTAAGCTGCGAGGAATCACTCCAATTGATCTTTTCGGGTATGAATCGCTATACGGCGGCATCTGCAATGCGGTCGCAAGGTGCATCGGGTTCGATAAAAACCCTGATTCTGTCGGAGACTTCATCTACCGCCTCGCCGACCTCATCGACCCGACGTGCCGCGATTTCGGCGGAGAAGAAGGCACCAACGGCGAATGCTACGATTTTGCGTGCAGTGCCTGCGGGTATGTCTGCGACCTCGCGGAGCCGAGATTCTGCCCTAACTGCGGCGCGAGGGTGGTGAGCGAAGATGCGTGACAAGGACGAGATCGTACGCGCCTTCCGCTACAACCTCCTCGACGCGATCAACGATAACGGCACGAACCAGGCCAAGCTCTCACGCGCTGCCGGGGCTTCCGACAACGCGGTCTACCTGTACTGCCATGGCAAGTCAGTGCCGACGCTGGTGCCACTGGTGCGCATCGCCGATGCCCTTGGCGTCACGGTGGACGAGCTGGTGAGGCCGAGGAAGGGGAAGCGATGAGCAAGATCAGCGAGGAGATGCTTAAGTATCTTGCAGGAAGGTTGTGCGAGCAGGTAGAGGCGCACGAGGCTCACATCGAGTCTGGCGCGAGCCGGTATTACGAGACTCGTGGGGAAGGACATACGGTGGCCGAGATAGAGAGAACTGTTAGCATTATGCGAGACGAGCTGCTTCAGCTCGGGAAGAGCCTACGGTAGAAGGAGAGAGAATGTTCGAGAAAGTGAACCCATGCCATCCTGACAAGGTGGCAGACAGGATGACAAGGTGGCAGACAGGAGTTTGAGATACGGGATTCCATACAAGGGCAGCAAGAACAGAATTGCAAAGTGGGTTGTCGACAGCCTTCCAGCAAGCGACACCCTCGTTGACCTTTTCGCTGGTGGATGTGCGGTAACCCACGCTGCTATTCTTTCCCACAAGTGGAAGAGGGTCATTGCAAACGACCTTCTGCCAGCCCCGAACGTCTTCCAAGACGCGACGCGCGGCAGGTTCCATGACGCCGACATGGTAACGACGCGCGAGCAGTTCTTCGGAAGCAGCGACTTCGCGACGCGCCTCATCTACAGCTTCGGAAACGACACTCGCAGCTATATATACTCCAGCGAGGTAGAGCGCGTGAAGCTTGCGGCCGAGAGGATGATTGTTGCCAAGACTCCAAAGCAAAGGCGGCTTTTATATAAGTCGTTCATCACGGAGCTGGAAGCATATCTACACGACGGCGGCACTACCAAGACCCTGCGGAACCTTCAGAGGCTTGAAAGGCTGCAAGGGCTTGAAGGGCTTGAAAGGCTGCAAGGGCTGCAAGGGCTTGAGGGGTTTGAAGTCTCAAATCTCGACTACCGCGACGTGACGATACCAAGCGGTGCGACGGTGTACGCAGACCCGCCGTACAGGGGGACGACGCAAAGCCAGTACGGAGGGACATTCGACCACGAGCAATTCGACGCATGGCTGGATGCGGTTGACTTCCCCGTCTACGTCTCGGAGTACACGTGCCCAAGCGGTTGCGTAGAGATAGCGAGTACAAAGAGGATGTGCAGCGCGGCGGCAAGAGGGAACAGGGATACAACGGAACGCCTGTTCGTGCAAGAGAGGTTCATCGATGCGGCCATAGGCATGGCGTGCAAACGGATTGACGCTGCCAAAGGCGACGGCAGTGTGGCTCATGGTGAGGGCCGCCCTGAAGGAGTTCGGGGAGGACGACGGAAGGGCGTATACTCCAATCATGAAGCTGTTCGGAAGGGCCGCGATACCGGAGACGACGGCGAGGGGCGTGAAGGCGCTCATAGACCGCAAGATGAAGTCCGGGGAGATAAGCAGCCCGTGGGAGATATTCGAGAACATGATGGGTGATACGTATGGCAAAGACGGGAAGGCCGACTAAGTACGACCCGAAGTACCACATTCCGTGGGCGAGGGGTCTGGCGCTGAGGGGCGCGACTGTCGAGGAGATAGCGAGGGAGTTCGGCGTCGCGAAGTCCACGCTGTACAAGTGGGCCAAGGAGGACGAGGCGTTTTCGAACGCCCTAAACGAGAGCCGCGACCTCGCGGACATGGGAGTGGAGCGTACGCTCTACCAGCGGGCGATGGGCGGCAAGTCGCGGGAG